TATCTCAAAGCGTCCATTAAGTGATCTGGGCCTATTGGTTTCTGTAAGCTATTCCCATTTTTGTCTGTAGCCCATTTATAAGTCCTAAACTCCCTTTTTAAATTACTACTATTTACAACGTGGATTTTATAGCGTTTAAGAATGTCTATACCGTTTAAAATACTGTCACGCCCTTTTGTTGCTGGCTTTGCGTTTATGCCCAATCTATAAAGCTCCTCTATTGACTTAGGTTCAGCACTATCACAGATTACCTCATCCCTTCCTACTATATCCCTAATTCTCTCAGCTATGTCTTGGTTTGTTAAGTTCCTTTCGTAAATAATTTCTTTTAAGTATAGCTCGTCATCACGTCTGTAAACAGCTAAGCAAGCTGTGGGGTCTATACTATAGCCAAAGTCTAAGCCATAAGAAACCAGCTTACAGTCAGGCATTCTATCTACATAAGTCACATTCTCATAAATTAATCCGCTTATATTACCATACTCCCCTAAGCCGTATATTTTCCAAAACTCTTTATCTGTTTGTTTTAAGTATTCTATCTCCTTAATTAATGACTCAGGTAGGAATGAATTGTTTTTATAGTTGCTTACTATTACCTCAACATCTCCAACCTCGTTAGATCGTTTTATTTCAAGCTCCTGGTTAATCCACACCTGTTCGTCATCTGGGTTAAAGTCAAGGAATATCTTATTCTCTGTCCTCATTAGTAGTTGGAAGAACTCCTGTTTGTATTCTAATTCATTGGCCTCATTACAATAGAGAATGTTCCTTTTAGCTCCTCTTAGCTTCTGCTCGTCATCAGCACCTATGAACTCAACTAAACGCTTACCAAGCTTGTACTGCTTTTTAGTTTTGTTATGCTCGACCATATCATACCAACCTTCTGCTTTTAGTATGTCCTCAAAGTCTCTTATTACTGTTCCGTCTAAGTTAGTCCTATATTTCCTTACAGTAGTCCATACTCCCTCGTGACAGTATTGACCATTTCCATAGTTACCACTTACTAACCATAAAGCACAAAGTTGATTGAGTGACCACGTTTTAGAGCTTCGTGTTCCTCCTCTGTTTATTACTATCTTTTGATTGCTGTCGTAGTTACGCTCGAAAATCTCAGTCGCTTGCACGTTTGATCTCTATATTAATATTGTGTACCTTCTGCTCTATCTCTTGCTTGTCTGGTGCATTAAGTCCAAACATCTTAGCTAAGGAGTCATAAGCTCCTCTATAGTCTGAACCCTTAACCATTTCCTTTAATAAATAGAAACGTGATTTCTGCTCCTTAGAGAGATTATCTTTAGCCGCTAAGTCCATTAGATACTGCCACGCTTTTATTATCTCTAAGTAGCCCTCAGCTACGTCCTTGCGTGTTATTTGGAAGCTGTCTGCTTCTTTCTTTTGTAATTCTTTCACCCTTAGGGATACGTTAGGGTCTGATAAGAGACGAGAACCCTCTACTGCTATCACATCGTTAGACGTTGTCTTACTGACATCATAAGCCCTTCTATAAGCTTCAGAAGCGTTGCCTGTGTTAACATACTCCTCTGCAAATTTATTCTGTTTTGGTGTCAGTTTCTTCATACTTCTTTTTTAGTTCCCTGACCCATTTTGGTTCTACCTTTCGCTCCGCTGCTAATCGCAACCGCTCTATTTGCCAGGTAGTTTTGTGTTTTCCGTTTGACTTGTCGAGAATTTGCTTCTCCAGTATTTCTATAAGTTGGTAAATCGTCACTGTTCTCTATCACTTGTTTAATAAAATAGTCTGGTAATCGTTTCCATCTTTTCCTCGCATCCATAAAACGGACAAAGAAATTAACTGCCTCGCTACCAAACAAAGCCTTTTGCTCTTGTATTTCTTTATGTGTGAGCTTCATTTAAAGTCAACCAGTTGCTTTACATCTACTTTAAACTGACCTTTGTTTCCTTCCTTCGTGTAGGAAACTATAGCTTTCTTAGTGTCTAAAGCTTTTATGTAAACTCGTTTTCCATTATATGTTAATCTTCTTTTCATTGTATCATCAATAAATTTCTTCATCGTCCAGTCTATCATTTTCGTATATGTAAGCAAGTTGTAAAAATTCAAAATCGTTATTAAAATCTAATGTTATTGAGGCCACGCCATTAATGTCAAAACACTCGTAAAGCTCTCCGTCTATTTCACTGTAGTAGTAGAGTCCATCTTCATCTATAAAGTAGCCATAGCTAACTTTGCTTTTTTGTTTTTCTTCTTCTAACATTTTTCTTCTTCTTGACTTCAGTTTCTTTAAGCCATATATAAAGCAGAGCCATTTGGTTTTTAACGCAGCTATTACAAGCCCAACTTATCCGCAAGCTTGGGTTGATCTCAAGCAGTATAGGGTTTAAATTGTTTCTTAAATAGCTTATATCTACCTTACTTGGCATCGCTTTTGTAAGCTCATATAATTCAATAACTTCTTTAACTGTCATAATAATCTTCTTTCTATTATACGCAAAATTAAGCAAGTAGTTAATACAAACGGCTCAAAAGTTATAAAAAAACTTATAACCGAGAGCCAGAAACTAAGGCAAAATGTGCAGTTGAATGGTTTATAATTTAGTTTTTGGGGTGGTCTTAAGTAGTCCTCCCACGTTGTCACGATTGTAATTATTATAAGTATGTTAACTATAGAATTCATTTATTGACCAGTTTTCTTTTATTTTATTTGCAAGCTCTTTAAACTTATATTGGATAGTGTTTTGGTGTATGTTGCTTTTTTCAGATAAACATTTCTTATTCCCTGAGCAGATTAATAGTTGCTCTAATAGTATTCTATCTAAACCGTCAAGGGATTCTATAAGCTCTTTTATAGCACTATCTTTGAAAGAAGTAGACTTATAAGTTTCTATGTCCTCAATGGAGCAGAAGTGTGAAGGTATATAGTATTTAGTTTTGTATCTACTACGCTCAGAGATTATTTGGTAAAGGCAAAGCTTATAGACGTATTTCTTTATAGCGTTGTCCTTTTCTAAGTCAAGTATAAACTGCTTACCTTTATTTAGTAGGATAACAAATATATCCTGTTTAAAATCCTCAAGCTCGACTACATTGTACTCTCTACCAATCCACAGAATAAAGTTCTCTATTTTCTTAATTAGTTTGTTATTCAAAACATTCTTATTTGTCGTTTATGTTGCTCTAATCTTTTTTTACAGATATCATTATATTCTTTCGAGACGTCAATGCCTATATATTGTCTTCCAAGATTTCTGGCAACAACACAAGTTGTTCCACTACCACTGAATGGATCTAAAACTATTCCGCCTTCTGGTGAAAAACATTTAATCATGTCATGTGCAATTTTATCAGGAAAAACAGCCGGGTGTTGATGTTTTAACTTTGAACCATCTCCACAACTATTACCAAAGGTCATTACTGTTCCAGGACATTTCATTGGGTTTATAAATACTTTACGAGATTTTGCTTGTGAACCATCCTTTTTTCTTACAGCTGCTCCTGTCATTGTTTTTCCACCATGTTTACTTGGCACTTTCAATTCTTCTTTGTCAAAATATTGAGGTCTATCTCCTTTTAAAAATATTGGAATGTATTCATGGTCAACTCTAAATCTCTTTTTCCACCAGGCACCTTCAACTCCTTGTCTGTGATATATTATATTTTCAAATAATTTAAACCCATGGTTATCACACCAATCAATTATTGTTTTAAATGAAGTTAGTGATTTGCCAAAATTTTTCGTAGAATCATTTATTACCATCGCACAAATTCCACCATCTTTTAAAACTCTATATAATTCTCTGCCTAATCCATGAAGATCTAAGGAATATCCCTTGTAATCTCTGAGATTATCATAAGGAGGAGATGTGACTACAAGATCAATAACATTATCTGGTAAAGTTTTTAGATATTTTATATTATCTGAAGTGATTATATTATTTACCTTAATTTTTTCTTTCATTTTTTTCTTTTTTTATTGCTGTCACCTAAATTCATTGAATTTACATCAATGCCATAAGGAGGGTCAACAATAGCTAAATCAAAGTAATTATCCTCATAGCTTGCAATTAGCTCCATATTATCTTTATTAGTAATAGTCATTAATAATCTTTTTGCACGTTGTACATTTCTGACTTTAGAAAGCTTATGTTTGTTCTCATAGCGTCCACTACTCTATATCCAGACTCTAACAACCTTCTTAGCTTATACATCTCTGGCACTTCTTTGTTGGCTTCGTTAGTGGCACGAGCAACAGAAAAGCCCTCGTTTACTTTGTCATTGATCACACGCTCAAAATCCTGGTGTGCTTTTGTTCTAAGTGTTTCTATGTAGTAGAGGCGTGAAGTAAGCTCTTTTATTTGTTGGTTAAGTTTTACTCCGTCAAATACGTCTGTATTTTTATAGTCCTCTATTATTTCCGCTATTCGGTTTAAGCTGCTGTTCATAATCTTCGATTGTTTTTATTAGGTTTAAAAAGTCCTCTAATTCAAGACAAGCGTAGTTGTTCTCAAAGTTCTTTGTAAATACTACAACGGGAGTCTTACCCATTGGCTTGTCTGATCTTGCTTGTGCTAATGCTTTCCAGATGTTTAGCTTTTCTTGGTTCTTACATTCCCAGTGATAGTCATATAATGCAGAGTCTGGGTTTATGTCTATAATGTCTCCTTTTATGCTGAGGCCACCGCTTTGAGGTGTGCGTCTTACATTACTGTCAAATTTGTTATTTATTATTTTACAAACTTCCCTTTCAAAACGTTTGCCTTTTTGATTTGCATTCATTTAAATATTTTTTTGATTTCTGCTCCTAAGTCAGCGTCATTAGGAAACTGCTTTATAAGTTCTTTAATCTTTTTGACTACAGACACCCCAGAGTCATAAGGGTGCTTATAATACTCCTTAGTCTGTCTTAATTCGTTTAACGTCCTTTTTTTAGCCATTTAATAAAGTATAATAATAAAGTCATAGGTAACCAAATAGGAGCTAAGATCAAGCCAAGAGTAGCAGCAAATAAATCAATAATTTTATTTTTCATTGTCTATAAAGTTATCAATAATTTTATTACAAAATAAGGTAAATAAGCAACCAGTCACAAATGACGCAAAGCAACTTATAAAAAAATAGTAGTATATCTCTTCAAACATAATTATCTTTTTTCGTTTTCTGCTTTCATTAAATCCTCCTTATATTTAGCAAACTGAGTTTTAAGTAAAGCGTTGTCTTTATATGCTACAGCATTTTCGTATTTAAGTTTAGCTACTACCTTATTAAATGACCTTATCTCATCCTGTAGCTCGTGAATAAGTGTTAATATATCTGTTAGTGTTTCCAAACCTTCTTTAAGTTTTTTTGTTTTGTTCTTTTCGTATCTGTGTGAAGCTTCTATAATCATTATATCAAGCTTATTTTTCCGTATTAGTACGTCTAATTCATCCATTTATTAAGTCTTTTATAGGGTTTACACCTCCACAAGTGAAAGTATTATAAGTATATTCAAAAGTAATAGGCTCATCAAGTGGTGTTATTCCACCTCCTGTCATAGTGTTTTTTACTTTTTGAACGTGTACAAAAGTATTATTCCAAAGCGTAGGGTGATTTGTGATACGGTGAATCGTTATAAAATCATCCGTCCTGTTTACAAAACTCATTCCCCCCTCAACGTCAGAACTTTTAGGAGCCATTACATAAGGAGCTAAAGGATGCCCGTCTTTATAGACTCGCCTTGCTGCTTCGCTTATTGGATGAGTGTTTATGTACACAGTCTTTTTAGTTTTATTACAAAACTCTCTTACGGTATTACAGAATAAATAGTTTCTGTCAAATTGTGAAACCCTGCCACCCCTGTCACTATTTAAACCAGTAAAAGGGTCAATTAAACAACCATCTGCATCTGTCTTATTAAAGATATTTAGAAGCTCTTGTGCAGTATAAAGTTTTGTATTATCTACAAATTTAAAATAATAATCTATTTTTTGCAGTAGGGTTTTTATATTACCCTCGTTTAAGTCCTCTAATTTGCTCTGTGTTATCATTTGAATAAGACCAATCTTAAGCTGTTCTGGTGTGTTTTCACCTGACCAAATAACCCATTTTAAATTGTTTATTAATGAGTGACAAAGCAAATACCACATAAGAAAATAAGTTTTTCCTACGTTTGGAAATCCTGAAACCATAACCATTTGACCTTGCTTATATCTTAGAACCTCATCGAGTGGCTTAATTCCTATGCCAAGACCTTTTTTAATCTTGCCATTTTTATAGTCCATCACATACTTTAAACCGTAACCCTCACTTAAGATTCCCATTTTCCTCAATTAGTTTTAAGTAAAACTCTGATTCTCTTTGCTCTAAACTGTTGCCTTGTTTCTTTTTAAGACCTCCTTTTTTACCGTTCCGACTGTTTATATTACTTCTCTTTTTGCGTTCCTTATACGCCTCGTCAAGGTATTTTATCTCCACATTAGAGCCGTTAAGCTTGACTATGTTCTCATCAAGTAGCTCTTGGTAGCTTTCAGGAATTAGTTTTTTCATTTGTTCTAAGGTCATCTTACAGCCACGAGTAAAGTAGTGACATTTTAAAAAGATGAAATCTGCCTGTGCTGGTTTGCTTACGAAGTTTATTGTTCCTGTGAGCCATTCACTCGGATAAAATTTAAACCAATAAGTGTCTGTCATTGTTTTGTTTTGTTTAAAATTAGATATTTTTTCTAAAAATTATAAATAAAATTTTCTCTTTCACATTGTAATTTATAAAACTCAAAAGCTCTCATTCCTGTTATATGTGAATCTGTAGGAACAAAATATTTCCATCCTTTACTCATACCTCTGTTTATGTAGTAGAAAAAAAAAGCTGCTTGTTTCCCTGTGTTTTTTTTAAAAATAACTGTAGCTGTGTGATCTGAGGTAGGTATTATTTCTTTTACAATAAAATCTTCATTGTTGTAATTACCTTCTCTTTGTTTATTAGAATATAAATCAGCAATACTTTTTACTTTTGACTCTAATTCTTTAGCTAAATTTTTATTCATAGTAAGCTTTATTTTTAGATTCATATTTATTATAAGCCTCTATTTCTTCTTTAGATAGTGCTTCCCAACGGTAGTCACCAAGATAAGACGGAGAGGCCTCTTCTAAGACCTCTTCGTAATATTCTTTAGTTTTAATCGGTTTGTAATTCCTTGAAATATTCATAATTGAAAGCTCTACTATTTTAGAAATTTCTTTTAGAGAATGTCCCTTAATTAGTAAATCTTGTATAACTCTGGAATTCAAATCCCAATCTTTTGAACCTTTTAACGACTTCATAATATCTAAAAAGGTAAGTCATCATCTGACTCCATTTGTTGTACAACTTTTTGTACAGGTTTTTCTTCAGGTTTCCAAGTGTCTACACTTACAGAAACGTCCTTTCCAAACTGATCAGCTTCGTCCTTAATGTTTATACTTAATCTAACAAACTTGTTTCCTTTATAGTCCTCTATGTAGTCCTTAAGTTTGTCTGGGTTAATAGTGACTTTTAGCCACTTGTTGCTCATAGTCTTACCAGAGCCAACATAAATTGTCTTTTCTTTCATTGTTGTTTTTTTTATTTGTTTTTAATTGTTTAGTTTATTAAATAATAACATTAAAAAATCTGACAAGCTTTCAAGTTCTTGTAAATTCTCTATGTCAATATTATTTTTTTCTCTTTTTATTACTTGATTTAAATCTACATAATATGCAAAAACAGATTCTTTGTATTCTATAAGAGTTTTCTTTTTCATTGTTATTTATTTATATTTCTACTATGTGATTAAAATAGCCCATAGGTTTCCCATCCCAGGCTAAAAACTTTTCTACTAAGTCATTGTATTTTCTACGACCTTCCTCCATTGTTTGAGGACCTAATCTATAGACCTGTACGTTGTAAGGAGCAGTCTTTTCTATAGCAATTATATAATAGTCCACATTATAGACCTCGCAATACATAGCCGCCTGTAAGTCATAATTAAAGT